GATAACCTTTATAAAGCCGGTGTTAATCCAGTGACTAGTTTCGCTGGTCAAGGAGTTGTTCTATATGGTGACAAAACTGGTCTGACTCGCCCATCGGCATTCGACCGAATCAATGTCCGTAGGTTGTTCATTGTTCTGCAGAAATCTATAGCCACGGCGGCCAAGCATCAGTTGTTTGAGTTCAACGACGACTTTACACGAGCACAGTTCCGTAATATGGTAGAACCGTTCCTACGTGATGTTCAGGGTCGCCGCGGTATTACCAACTTCCGTGTTATTTGCGATGAGTCTAATAACACACCAGAGGTTATTGATACCAACCGATTCGTGGCGGATATTTTCATTCAACCATCGCGTTCAATCAATTTTATGCAACTTAATTTCATTGCGACCCGCACTGGTGTTTCGTTCGATGAAATTGCCGGCTAATAGACTACCATAAACAGAATACAGAATAAGGAACTTAAAATGGCAAATATCAGCGCATTTAAGAGTCAGTTAATCCAAGGTGGTCTACGCCTGAATCAGTTCAGATGTGAGATTACATTCCCGGCAATCGTCAACGGTGGTGCTCTAGCAGGACAGAGACTCCAATTCCTAGCCAAGTCGGCGCAGGCCCCAAGTTCTGGCCTAGCTGATGTAGTAGTAAATTATCGTGGTCGCCCCGTCCACTTTGCCGGTGAACGAGAATTTGAACCATGGTCAATCGAGGTATATACCGATACCGATATGGGCGTCCGCAATGCATTTGAATCATGGGTTAATATGATTCAACGCGCAGATAGTACAATTGGTACTCAAGCACCGTTGCAATATCAGGTTGACATGTCAGTTATTCTTACTGATCGTAATGATAGACCTGTCAAGAAATATACCTTCAAGGATGCGTATCCAACCAATATTGGTTCTATGCAAGTTGACTGGGATTCAAATAACCAGATTGCTATTTTTCCAGTTACATTCCAGTACAATTACTGGACAGCCGATGGTGTCCAAGGACAGTAATAAATAGACCGTAGTGTTTAATTATTAAGGTTTGTTATGCCATTTAATGTATTTGGTTTTACCATTAAGCGAACAAAGGATGTTACTCAGCCAGAGAACATCCCTTCAGTCGTTACCGCGGATCAACAGGATGGTGCGGTAGTTGTAGGTGCAGATGGCACAGGTTATTATGGGTACGCATTTAATCCGCTAGGCGAGATTAAATCTGAGCATGATCTACTCAGGCGGTACAGAGAGGTAGCTGCATTCCCTGAAGTGGACGAGGCTATTAACAATATCGTTGAAGAAGCCATTGTCTTTGATGATGTCAAGTTCCCAGTTGAACTAAATCTAGAGCGGACAAAGTTACCAGATTCAATCAAGAAAAAGTTTGTCCAAGAATTTGAATCAATTCTCCATCTATTGGAGTTTGACACCAAAGCCCATGATATGTTCCGTCAATACTATGTTGATGGCAAGTTGTACTTCCATCTAGTGTTTGATGGCGATAACTATAAAAATGGTATTGCTGACATTAGGTACATTGATCCACGGAAGATTCGCAAGATTAGAAATGTCAAGAAAGACAAGACGAAATCTGGTGTTGAAATTCAGACTACAATCGAAGAATACTACCTCTACAATGACAAAGGTGTAGATGATAAAACACAATCTGGGGCCAAGTTGACTCCAGATTCTGTTGTATATGTCAATAGTGGTTTACTAGATCAGAATAATGGTCTAGTGTTATCACATCTACAGAAGGCGATTAAACCCGCTAACCAGCTGAAGATGATCGAGGACGCCGTGGTGATCTATCGGCTCACCAGAGCCCCAGAGCGTAGAATCTTTTACGTTGACGTAGGTACTCTACCAAAGGGTAAAGCCGAACAGTACGTTCAAGAAATCATGAACAAGTTTAGAAATAGACTGATTTATGATTCAGCAACCGGAGAAGTTGCGGATTCTAAACGTCACTTATCAATGATGGAGGATTTTTGGCTTCCTCGTCGTGATGGCTGTTTCACTTTAGATACAAAAATTGACCTAATGGACGGGCGTACAGTCGAGCTTGGTCAGCTGATTGTAGAATATAAACTCGGTAAAACCAACTGGGTCTATTCTATCTCACCAGATGGTAAGGTAGTTCCAGGCATGATTAGCTGGGCTGGTGTCACCCGAACAAATACTGAAGTGATAAAGGTTACTTTAGATAATGGTGGGGTGATTATATGTACACCCGATCATAAGTTTATTCTTCGGAATGGTGTAAAAATTGAGGCTAAGGATCTAGTGCCTGGTTCATCGCTGATGTTATATCTACCGATTGATAACCCTAGAAAAAATGAACATGAACTGGAAGTTAAGGCCGAAGTAGAATGGAATAAACTGAAGACTGAACGTAATGTCGACAGTATTGATTCCGTTAAGCATAACCACGTTAACCTTGATCGGTCGGTAGTATCCGTTGAGTTTATCTCAGAACCACATGATGTTGGTACTCTGACAATTGATGAGAATCACATCTATCACGACTATCATAACTTCGCTCTAAGTGCCGGTGTGTTCGTGATGAACTCCAAGGGGACTGAGATTACCACCCTCCCCGCTGGTCAGAGTCTTGGTCAGATGGAGGACGTGGAATACTTTAAGAATAAATTGATGAGGGCATTAAATGTCCCCATCACTCGCCTTATCCCAGAACAAGGGTTCTCATTAGGACGGTCAAGTGAGATTACCAGGGATGAGTTAAAGTTCCATAAGTTCATTAAACGATTGCGTGCTAAGTTCTCAGTTCTCTTCATTGATGTCCTTAAGGTTCAATTGATAGCCAAGGGTATTATTAAGGTCGAGGAATGGGATGAAATCTCTAAACAATTGTTCATTGAATATAGAAAAGATAATTCTTTCAGTGAACTGAAAGATTTGGAGATTCTAAATAATAGACTAGAAGCATTGGGACGTATTGAACCATATGTCGGCAAGTATTACTCAAGGGCTTTTGTTCAAAAATCAATTCTTAGATTCACAGAAGATGAAATCGGTGATCTGAATACCGAGATGGAACAAGAAGCCACGGAACAACCAGAACAAGAACAACCAGATGAAGGACAAGGAAATGAATAAGGTAACTCAATTAATTGAATCAATCGCAGCAGGTAAATCCCTGGATATTGAGCGGCTATTTGAATCCATCTTGGCCGAAAAGGTTGCCGCTGCTCTGAGTGAGAAACGGATGGAGGTAGCTAAGAATCTGTTCGCCGAGGGCAAGGATGAAGATGAGGACGAGGATGAAGATGAGGATGAAGATGAGGATGAAGATGAGGACGAGGATGAGGACGAGGATGAAGATGAGAGTGATAAAAAAATTAATGAACTAAGCAAAGATACCCTAAAGTCATATATTAAGGGTGCCAGTAGACAAGCTACAACCCATTCCGAAATTGCTGGTAATTACCGTGAAACATCAGATAAAATTCGTGACTTACCGGGTTCTAAACATTTTGTAAAATTTAACACAGATCAAGCCAATTCTAGTCAAAAGATTGCAGATAAGAGAACCAAGGGTATTACCAAGGCCGCAGATAAATTAACAAAATGACCACAGCAGTTTACAATATCCAAGGATCCGCTGTTATTAACATAGCGGATGCTTGGTACTTGAATGAAGAAAATATCTTTATTAGTGAAGAGGATAGTGCATTAGATATTCTTGAGGAAAGAATCGATAATATAAATACAAAGAAACAAGCGATATTAGATGAATCATTTAGTGTAGAACAGACTATTAAAATAATTAAAAAACATAATAATAAAGTCACACACGATCTATTGGAATCTTGTTTATCTCTTGCACTATCCAAATCCATCACTAATAGACCAGATGTTCTAGACTTAAGAAAAACAGGACTCACTATAGCCGATAAGTACATTTTTGTCATTGGTGAAGAAATGGTCGGATTGTCAGAATCTGATATTGAAGTTCTTAAATCTATACCATCGGAATTGTTAGAATCTATAACCGCTGATAGTCTAACAGAATTACTTAGAGAGACATACGCATGAAACGTGTAATGAAACTAACAGAGACACTTGGAATTATCAAGGTTGTCGGTACTGGTGTACATACTATTCTATTAAACAGTGACCTGTTATCACCAACTCAGATTCTTAGTGGACCGTTGGGTGTTGGTATTGCATTCATTACATGGTCAACCGGTGGTAATATTGCTATCTCCAGAAACGCTGAGAATTTATATGAACTGTTCACCAATGAAGGTAACTTTGACTTGTCGGGTAACGGCGGATTCTCTGATATGACACATGCTGCCAGCAATATCAATATCACAATCACAAATGGCGGTACGTGTATTCTGACACTTAGAAAAGCAACCGGATATGTCTCTAGAATCGAACCATTCAGATTCGGTCAGTATGATGATCCAACACGAGTGGGGGCATGATGAAATTTCTACGAGAGAGTTATTCCAGTGATATTCAAGTTATCACTGAAGGAACCGATGGCAAGAAGGACTTGTACATCAGCGGCATTTTCGCTGAGGCTGAACTGAAGAATCGCAATGGTAGGATTTACCCACGTGCTGTAATGGAGCGCGCGGTTAAACAGTATGTTGAAGATTTTGTCAGCAAGAATCGTGCCATTAGTGAATTATCACATCCAGAGAATCGTCCTCAGCCTAAACCCGAGTTTGCCAGTCACCTAGTCACTGAGTTGAACATGGTCGGTAATACTGTCAGAGGTAAGGCTAAGGTTCTTAATACACCCCAAGGTCAGATCCTTCGGGGTCTCCTAGAAGGTGGAGTCCAGATGGGAGTGTCCACTCGTGCTCTGGGTAGTCTCCGCGAGGGTAAGGATGGTACTAAAATTGTGGAGAATGATCTACAGTTATTTGCCATTGATGCAGTATCAGATCCCAGTTCGATCAATGCCTGGGTCGATGCTATTAATGAGAGTGCCGAATGGGTGATTACTGGTGATGGTAAAATCTTTGAACAAACAAAGACTGAGTTCAAGAAAGCCAGAATTACCGAAGAAAAGGCACTTGAGATGTTTAAGCTGTTCATGCTAAACATTAAATCACATTGATGGTTCGTCAGAAAATCATTTGTACTAAATATATTAAACAAAGGAAATAACATGTCCCTAGAACAAAAAATTGCAGAGTTAATGGAACAGGCCAAAGAGCTAGATATTAATAAATCGGCTGAAGAAAACCTAGATGCTATGTCTGATGATATCAATGATCTAGTTGAGAACAAAGAAGACTTAGATCAAACAATTGATCTGAGCGGCCTTTTCGAGGGTGAAGAACTGTCGGAAGAATTCAAGACAAATGTGACCTCTGTGTTTGAAGCAGTGGTCGAAGCCAGAGTTAAGCAAGAAGTTGCCCATATTCAAGAAGAATTAGAATCCTCTTTGCAAGCTAAGGAAGAGGAACTGATGGAGGGGTTAGTTGAAAAAGTTGATGGTTATCTCAACTATGTAGTTGAGCAGTGGGTACAAGAAAATGAAATTGCCCTTGAACGCGGCATTAAGCTCGATATTTTCGAGAGCTTTATTAGCGGCATGAAGGACTTACTAGAGTCACACTATATTGATGCACCAGATGAAAAGATTGACTTGATGGAAGAACTAGACAGCCGTGCTACAAAGCTTGAGGAAAAATACGATGCTGCATGTGCCGAGATTGTCGGACTTCGGTCAGCATTGAAGAATGTAGCCAAAGACACTCAGATCCGCGAAGCATGCGAAGGTCTGTCTGATCTGGAAGCAGCAAAGTTCATGCGATTAGCTGAGGAACTGGCATATGATGATGGTGATAGTTTTGTCAAGAAACTCTCAATTATCAAAGAGAACCTAGTCAAAACACACAAGCAAAAACCGATTCTTGATTCAGTAGTTACTGATTCACCGGTCGAATTACTTGAAGAAAAACAACTAGACCCAACAATGGCCCGTTATCTTAAAGCCATTCGTTAAACCATAAGGAAATAAAATGCAACCACAAGCTCGTGCAGACCTAGTTAAAAAATGGTCTCCTATTCTAGATCACGCCGATCTAGCCCCCATCAAAGACGAACACCGCCGTCAAGTGACAGCAGTTCTTCTGGAAAACCAAGAACGTGCTCAGATCGAAGAACGTCATGCACTATTTGAAACCCCAAGTAACGCCGGTGGCCTAGGTATCGCAATGGGCTCAGCCGGTGCAGCTAGCAATACCGTCGCCGGTTTTGACCCAGTCCTAATCAGCCTAGTCCGTCGTGCTGCTCCAGCAATGATCGCCTATGACATGATGGGTGTTCAGCCGATGACTCAGCCTACCGGTCTGATCTTCGCCATGAAGAGCCGCTACACTAGCCAAAACGGCCCTGAAGCTCTATTCAACGAAGCTGATACCGACTTCGCTGGTACAGGAATCCATGCGGGTAACCCTGGTGCTCCTGGTGCTACTACTGGTACTGGTCGCACAGCCCAGTCAGCAGAGGCCCAAGGAGCAACACCTGGTGATCCTTTCAACCAAATGGCATTCTCAATTGAACGGACCAGCGTTACTGCTCGCAGCCGTGCTCTGCGTGCCGAGTACTCAGTTGAACTAGCACAGGACTTGAAAGCAGTCCATGGTCTAGATGCCGAGGCAGAACTGAGCAAGATCCTATCAGATGAGATCCTAGCTGAAATCAACCGTGAAGTTGTTCGTACCGTATATCGTGTAGCACGTCCCGGTGCACAGATCGGTACTGCTACAGCCGGTGTATTCGACCTAGACGTTGACTCAAATGGTCGTTGGTCTGTTGAGAAATTCAAAGGTCTCCTGTTCCAAATTGAACGCGAAGCCAATGCAATCTATCAAGAAACTCGTCGTGGTCGCGGTAATTTCATCGTCTGCTCAGCCGACGTTGCTTCAGCTCTAGCCATGGCTGGTGTTCTAGACTATGCCCCAGCACTGTCAACTAACCTAACCGTTGATGAAGCTAGCAATACCTTTGCTGGTGTTCTGAATGGCAAATACAAGGTCTATGTTGATCCATTCGCTGCTAACCAGACTCCAGAGCAGTTCCTATTGGTGGGTTACAAAGGTACCAGTGCATTCGATGCCGGTGCATTCTACTGCCCATATGTTCCTCTGCAACTCTTCCGTGCAATGGATCCAAATACCTTCCAGCCAAAACTGGCTTTCCGTACAAGATACGGAATGGTAGCAAACCCATTCTCACAGGGCGGCGGTGCAGTGACAGCGGATCTAGTTACTGACGCTAACGTGTACTATAGAAAACTAAGAATTAATAATTTAATGTAATCAACAGCTGGAACATTTTCTTAAACAGGTACATTAAGATACCGATCCAAAAACTAAAGGGGCGTCAAGCCCCTTTTCTTTTGTCTGCATTATGTATTATAATACTAAATATAGTGTACCTCGCGG